GCAGTTGCCATCGATGCTGGCGGTATGTTGACCGTCAACTCCGGTGACCTCATAAATCACGTTTACAACATACCCCGTTGGATTGGGGATGGTGAACATCTGTTTGATGGTGGTGGTGAATTGAGTGGTCATTTTAATTTCCTTTCAGTTGAGATTGAAGTTGCGCTACTTGCGCCGAGAGTTCTTGAATTGCGTTAACCATGTGCCAAATCAAGTTGCTTGAATTTACAGACATGACGCCAGTAGATTCTGTTTTAACGCAATCAGGCAAGACCTGCTGAAGTTCTTGCGCTATTGGGCCAATCTGTACGCCTGAGATGTTGATGGCGTGTGACTTATCCAACTCGGTAATTTCATCGGGCAAACGGTATTCAAAGTTACGCACCTTGATTTGGTTAACCGCAGACAGACCAACCGTGTTGTCAACAATGTTCTTTTTAAGGCGTTGGTCAGAAGTGATTGACCACAAGGTTGAGTTATTACCTTGGTAAACTCCGCCACCATTAGGACTAATAAAACCAGTGTTAGTACCTTTTCCAGTTATTCCATAACCAATAACAATTTCGTAGCTTGCACTTCCAGCAGACGCTTGGGAACTTGATCCAAGATAAACACCGGCAGCACCAGAAGTTAAATTTGAACCTGCTAAGTATCCAAGGTGAGTGTTATAGCCACCTGTTACAGAATACCCAGCCTGATAACCAACAGCGGTGTTGTAATTTGATGTGGTGTTGGAAGTCAACGCCTGATAACCAACGGCGGTATTGTTAGAGGCTGTGGTGTTGGAGTAGAGAGCCTGTGAGCCATGCGCTGTGTTGTAAGCACCAGAACTATTTGATGCCAAAGCGTAATAACCACTAGCAGCATTGTTTGAGCCAGTGTTCTGGTTTAACGCACCAAAACCAAGTGCAATGTTGTATGAGCTTGTAGTTCCAACTTGTCCCGCATAAACGCCCATGTACACGTTTTGAGTGCCGGTAGTATTGCTGTATCCGGCCTGATAACCTACAGCAGTGTTGTTTGATGCTGTGGTGTTGCCAAACAAAGCCGTGTCTCCAACGGCAGTGTTGCTTGAGCCTGTTGTATTCGTAAATAAAGTCCCATGACCAAAGGCGCTGTTTGTACCACCTGCAGTGTTACCGTATAAAGAAAGTTGACCAAAAGCAGCGTTGTTTGTACCGCTTGTATTTGCCGCCAAGGCTCTATTACCGAAAGCAGAAGTGCCGCTACCTGATGAGTTTGCAGCCAAAGCACTAGCACCCACCGCAGTGTTGGTAGCCACAGCACCTGCACCACGGCCTACGGTGATGCCGTTCACGCCCAATTGAGCGCCATCAAACGTCAGCGCAGAACCAGTAGTAAGCGCACTTGTAGACGATGCGTAGACAACACCGTTAGCGGTGAATGAGGTTAAGCCTGTACCGCCGTACGCTGTACCCAGCGCGTTCGTCAAGTTCAGCGTGTTGGCTGTTAATGTTGTGCCGTTAAATGTCAGGTTAGCTGAATCGGTTTCCAATCCACCAGTGGTTGAGTACACCACACGGCCTGAAGTTAAACCGGTATTTGTGATGGTTGCGGCTGTCAGGTTACGGAATGTGGCATCACCACTCAATTCACCGACTTTGACAAAATCAGAGCCGCTCCAAGCGATCAATGCTTTTTCACCGGAGATTACCGTTACACCGGTAGTTGGGCCTGAGCCCACAACCTTTACCGATTGAGATGTGGATGTTTGGTTAATCACCACGTAGGTCTTGCTTGATGCTGGGACTGTGATGGTCAACAAACTTGCGGGGTTACCCGTGCAGTTGATGATCTGATACTGAGATGACCCGGTTGTGCCTGTACCGGCTTGGGCTAAGTTATTACCCGAGCTTGAACCGTTTGTGATGGACAGCGTGACGGCTGTTTGGCTTCCACTGATGGTCTGAGCGCCCGCAATGGCGGCGTCAAGATAGTCTGTCAGACCCTTGTTTACATCGTCGCCCCAAGTGCCTGATTCCGTTCCGGTTACCGGCTCGGCCAATCCCAAAAGCGTTGTGTAGTTGATAGTCATTTAAACGTTCCTATTCTGTTGAAATTAAATTCCAAGCAGCATCCACAGAATCATCAATCACATCCCAATTCCCGGTCTGTGTACTATTGATATTCTGCCAGTTAGCGGCCTGTGTGTCACTTATTAAATTCCAGCTTCCAGCCTGTGTGCTGTTTATATTTTGCCAGTTTGCTGTTTCACTGTCGTCAATCAGGCTCCAGTAGAAAACACCGAATGTCCCAACCTTACCCATGGCTTGACAGCCAGTGATGGCTACAAGCCTTTCACCCATTGACACATTGCCTACTGCGGCTGAGGACTGAGCGCCCGTTAGGGTTCTGGATGCTGAGTTTGTAACCGATCCAACGGCCCCAGAAGCCCCGTTTCCTGTCAAGGCAATGGTAACGTTTAAACCAACAGTTCCAACGTCTCCTGAGGCCGCAGTCCCATTAATAACGATCCTTCTGACCATCGTCCCAACAGCCCCGGATGCTGAAACACCGGATAAGGCAACTGTTGTGGATGGGGTCTCTGAACCTGTATTGCCTGACGCAAGGTTACCGGACAGGCTTTGAGATGTGTTTACACCAACTGTGCCAACATTACTTGAAGCTTGAACACCGGAGATAGATGTGGTTGTGCTTGGCGTTACCGAGTTTGTTAAACCGTTAGCCGCGACACCGGACAGAGTAACGCTGATCGCTCCAGAAACGGAGCCAACATTACCCGATGCCGCAACCCCAAGATCAGAAACCACCTCCGAGGCGACAACAGTCCCGACAGCGCCAGACGCCGCAACGCCTGTGATGACGGCTTGTGAAGAGACTGAGACTGAGCCAACTGACCCGGATGCTAAGTTACCGGTCAGGGCAACGGATGTGGACTGCGTGACAGAACCAACCACCCCGGATGCGGTAACCCCTGTCAGGGCTACCGTTACAGATACGCCCGTCGAGCCTACTGCGCCTGAGGCGGCGTCACCTGTTAACGGGGTACTGCCGAACCCCCAGACGCCATTACCCCAAGCACCACTGCCCCACCCGGACATAGGTCACCTATCAGGTGGTAGACAAGCGCAATAAAGCAGTTGTCGTGCTGTTGGATGGCATGGTCAGTGTAAACGTGCCTGCGGTGACGGTCTGAGAGCCAAACGTATGAACCGATACGGCCTTATTGCTCTGGGTTGAGTTGTAGATCAACACAGTGTCAAAAGCTGTAGAAAGGGTCACGTTGGTGTAAACCAAGCTTGCGGACGGTGTCCAGTAAGCCACGCCAGCAGTAGGCGAACTGTTGGTTGCCGTTGGGGCCGTGGCGTTAGTCACCGTTACACCGCCAGCAGTGTAGTTCGTGCCCGACACCTCACCAGTGGCTGAATAAGCCGTGGTGCTTGCGTTCAGGGTTGCTGTGGTTAGATACAAAGCGCCTTTAAATGTATCGGCGGCGCTTGTTCCGCGAGTGGGTGCAGTGCCAAAGTTATGGGTAGCTGTTAACAACTCGCCCATAAAGCTAGTGCACATACTTTGGGTGTTACTCATGGTGTTTCCTTAAAAAGATGCTGCTTCAGCGCCAGCAAAAGAGGGCGCTTTCTTTAGATGGACATGTACTGAGCGATGCACCAATTCCCCGTCCAACCAATACTCCACCCATGTGGTGTACTCATCATCATTATCGATGGCTCCCTCTCGCTTTTCAAGCAGGGATTCGTCCATTTCGCCTTTGGTTGTATTGACAAGGGCCATTATGCAATCCTTATGATTGAGGTTGTGTTGCCATTCGCTGGGAATTGAACCGTGAATGTGCTGGATGATATTTTGTCATTGCCAAAATCCAGGACACAGACTGCGGGGTTTCCGCTACCGCTTTGGTAAATTAACGCCCCACGGGCCAGGATTGATCCTGACCATGAAACGTTAGCAAAGTTAATGTAGGCAACTGTGCCGGTGTTACCAACGGTTGGTACTTGCGTGATCGTCAGGTTTTGCCCACCTGCAACGTAGTTGCCCCCACTCGACTCCCCAGTGGCAGTATAGGCCGCTGTAGTTGCATCGAGGGAAGCCGCGTTCGTATAAAGCGCAATCTTGAAGGTTCCGCTTGTAAAATTGAACGTGCCATTCATCAAACCAGTTTTGAACACGTTGCATGTGTAGTTTCCTGTAAAGGCCAAGATATTCTCCTATCAGGTCACTGGCTGACGATATTGACCAGAACGATAAGCATCCTGACGCTCCAAGCCATCTCCAAGGCGTTTTGCCAACTGAAGGGCTTCGTTGTACTTTTTGTCATACAAGCTAAGCATGTCGGCCTCACCCTTCATGAAGGTATAGGCTTCCACCAAACAACCATACAAAAGCACGGAATCAAAATTATCACCAAGCCACGATGTACCCGAGGCATTGGTTACTGTAGCAACAGGAACTGAGAATCCGCCACCACCGTTTAAACTGGCTGTTAGGACATCCCCAACAACATATTGGCTTCCGCCCACAGTCACGGTGACGGTCGTCACAATTCCACCCACAACCTTAATGGTTGCCATAGCTCCATTTCCAGAGCCACCTGTTAATGGGACATCAAAGAATGTCCCGCCACTGTATCCACTGCCGCCCGAGATGGCTCCCAATGTTGCAATCGGGGCTTGGACAATAGAGTCTGGATAGTAGTAATAATGCAATTCTGCGTTGTAGTTCTGATCGGGCGTGGGGCCCATGATGAACGACAACTCATTGGTGATAATCCCGCTGGTCACTGTCGGGCCAAACAAAGCGTAGTACTTTGGCAAGCCCGTTGACGTTGGATTGGGATAGGCCTCACGAATAAAGTTCACATCCTTGTTCAGCAAGTAGGTGTAGTTACCCGCTGAATCAATAACGGCTAATGAATAAACAGACAGGAAATCACTGGGCGATGTCAGATAAGGGGTTGTGTTGGACACAACACCATTCACGTTCTTGCGCAGTGACGGGAATTGAATGACGTTGTAAATCTTTTGCTCAGCTTGCTCGATGATTCGATTAAGCTGGTCAGCAAAGCTAACGGTTTGCCCGTCAGCAACGTAGACATCCGGAAATTGGTTTTCCGTGTATGTCTGAATTGACGTCACCAATTCCGTGTAGTTCATGCCATTGGGCCCCGTGACTTAATGCCTTTGATGGCCGCACCATAACCACGCATGGTAATGCCTTCAGTCTTGATGCCTTCGTTACCTGCGGATTTGCTGATGTGACCAACAGACATATCCAGAGTGTCAGCCTTGCTCATGTTGGCACGGGCGCGTAACTCAGGGATAGCCTCTTTAGCCCGGGATGCATAGGCATCTGCGGGCTTGTTGTCACGATTAGCGCCTTCATGAATTGAAGGGCTATTCTTCTTTGTGGGTTTGACCTCGGCAACCATTATTTGCTCCCGCCCTTTTGGTTGTGGGCGCGGGCCAGATTACGGCCAACTTTACGCATGGCCTCGCCTGTAACGCCACCCTTTTTCAGCTTCAGCTTTGTGCCTTTGCCGCCTTTATGCTCTTGAGCGTCATGTTGTTTAAACGCTTTTTTGATCAGAGCTTTATCCTGTTTGATGTCTTCTTTGTCCATGTCCAACTCCTTATGTGGTCACTACAGTTACTGTGCCCAATTGCACGTTTAAAAGCAAGTTGTTTGGCGTCAAAGATGCATCAAAATAACTTGCGCCACCAACAGGGTTCCATCCCCACTGGAAGATTCTACTTCCGCCTTCAACCGTTCCATATCCAGATTGGCTGGTTCCACCTGTCTGGCTTGTCTGCAATCCATTGGGCCCGGACGTTACATAACTCCTATCTGGCCTTGGATTTCTCAAACCTTGTGGATCATCCACTGGATACATACCAAGCAACAACTGCGGCTGATCTGGGTCCCAGCATTCCGGGCAAACCAACAATTCATAATTCTTGGTCTTAATCACCTCACGCCGCAAAGCCTTGAGTTTAAACCGTTGGTCGCAACGGTCGCACTGGGCAATTGCATATTTGCCTGATGCAAACCGATTACCCATTAGTAGGTACTCCCGATAAACTGCTGACGGGGCACAAACCTAACTGCGGCTTTCTCACGGTCCTCCTCAGAGGCCATTTGCCATGCTTCGTCATACTGTTGTTTCAGGACATCCAAACGTTGCATGCCCGAGGGGACCTTCAGGGCAATGTAATAGGACAAACCAGCGGCCATAGCCGGGACAAACCTAAATGGAATGTCTTGGATGTTGACACCTCCGCCAGCATCCTGAGTGCGCCGCAGACGCCAGTACATAAATTGGTACTGTTGCGCATTGTCAGGAGTGGGCCAGACAGTGATGGCCGGTAACTGTTGCCAATAAACCGCAGTCCCTGATGTATGGGATGTTGCGGATGTATTGTTTTGTCCTCGGAAACAGTTGTACAGGACGTTGCCTGTAATGTATCCGTACACAATCGTTTCGTTGTCAATCTGAACAAAGCCGGTGGCAGGCAAGCCAA